TTGCTGCAGCTACATCAGGTTCTTCTATTCGTGGTATGTCTATATCATTATTATTCCTTGATGAGTTTGCCTTTGTAGAGAATGATGGTGAGTTCTATACATCAACATATCCAGTAATATCATCAGGTAAGACAACAAGAGTTATTATTACATCAACAGCGAATGGGTTAGGTAATGTATATCACAAACTATGGGAAGGCGCAACTACAGGTACTAACTCGTATAAACCATTTCGAGTTGACTGGTACGATGTACCGGGAAGAGATGAAGAATGGAAAAAAGAGACGATCGCCAATACGTCCGAACTACAATTCGAACAGGAATTTGGCAATAGATTTATTGGTGTAGGTAATACATTAATAACAGCTGACACTCTACTTCAATTAAGAGCAATAGAACCTATTCATAGACTCGATAATGGGGTTCGTATATATAAAGAGACAGTTCAGAAACATCAATATATAATGTTTGTTGATGTAGCTAAAGGAAGAGGTAGAGATTACTCTACATTTAATATAATAGATGTATCAGGTGATGTATTTGAGCAAGTTGCGGTATATCAAGTAAATACTATATCACCGTTATTATTCCCTGATGTCATACATAAGTATGCTAAAGTATATAATAATTGTTATGTAGTTATAGAGTCGAATGATCAAGGATCTGTTGTAGGTAATGAGTTATATTATGAATTAGAGTATGAGAATACCTATGTAGAATCTTTTGTTAAATCGAAAGATGTAGGTATTACAATGACACATAAAGTTAAACGTATAGGTTGTTCTAATATAAAGGATATTATAGAAGAAGGTAAGTTAACTATATATGATTCTAATACTATACATGAGCTGACTACTTTCATAGCAAAGGGATCCTCATATGAAGCTGGTAAAGCACATCATGATGATTTAGTAATGAATCTAGTAATGTTTGGGTACTTTGTACAACTAGGTATATTCAATGAGATATATGATATAAACATCAAGTCGTTAATATATGATGAACAACAAGCAGAGATAGACCGAGATATGATTCCATTTGGGTTTATTGATGATGGACAGAACGAGAGATCAACAGATTGGAATTTGTTATAGAAATCATGAATATTATAAATAATGATAATTGGGTATATAACCGTATAATGAATTCATATAAATTAATTTATTGAGGATAATAGAATGGGATTTCAAGTTTCACCTGGTGTACAGGTAAAAGAAATAGATTTAACAAACGTAATCCCTGCAGTATCAACATCAATTGGAGCAATCGCTGGAGCATTTCAGTGGGGGCCGGTTGGAGAAATTATAACTGTAGGGTCAGAAAAAGAATTAGTTTCCCGATTTGGGAAACCCAACAACGATACATATCAAGCGTTTATGCCAGCAGCTTCATTTTTGAAGTATGGTAGATCATTAAGAGTAATCCGAGCAGATGCCTCTGTTGATGCTACTTTTACTCAAACAGAGATTGATGCATGGGCAACTGAAGATATTAGAAAAGACATTTATGGCGAAAACATTACTTCTGAGGATCAGATATTAGCTGGACCTGCTAAAAATGCAAGTTCTGGTGTTAGTCATGAAACTATTCCTAATGATGCAGCTTTTGAGGCTGGAGTATGGTCTGATCTTATTGGGTCGTGGGCAGCTAAATTTCCTGGTGCAATTGCTAATGGAATGGAAGTATTTGTTGTTCAAGCTAGTGATAGAGAAAACTACCAACAACTGGAAAATACAGCTGAAACAACCTTTTTAAATGCGGCAGATGCACTAAATCTTGCATATAATGGTGGTGATACAGTCACAATTACAGCGGCCAAAGTTGCGTATAAAGCGGCCAAAGCTGCGTATGAAACAGCATCATTTAATATGGCAATAATTGATCAATTTGATATAGATCCAGATCCTGCTGATACAAATGGTGACTTTGAGGTTAACATTGCAGTAGTAGATGTTAAGGGTATGTTTGGTATAGAAAATGGTGTTTTAGAAAAGTATGCATTACTATCTACAAGTGAAACTTCTCTAGGTGCTGATGGATCTAATAACTATTTTGTAGAAGTTATTAATTCACAATCTAATTATATTAGATCAGTTGATACTTCTAAGACTGCACTACAATTTAATGAGGCGTTGGTAGGTGGGACTGTAGGTACATCGGTTGCAGCGGATAATTCTGGTACATGGATGACACCAACAAAATCATTAGATATTGGTGATCTTACAACTGGATTTGGATTCTTTGCAGATACAGAAACAGTTGATGTTAGTTTAATAATCCAAGGGACATCAGACTATGTTGGTGCATCACACGGATTAGCAAATCAATTAATTGCATTAGCAACAACAAGAAAAGATTGTGTGGCATTTGTATCACCTCCAATAGCAACTACTAAACAAAACCCTAATGCTACTACAGATCTTATTGAATGGGCTGATAAATTAACTTCTTCTTCTTATGGTGTTATTGATTCAACTGCATTATATGTGTATGATAAGTATTCTGATTTATATCGTTGGATTTCGGCATCAGGTGCAGTAGCAGGTTTATGTGCTAAAACAGATGATGTTGCTGATCCATGGTGGTCACCAGCAGGATTTAATCGTGGACAACTATTTGGGGTAACTAAACTAGCGTTTAACCCTAAACATTTTGAAAGAGATGAGTTGTACAAAAAGCGTATTAACCCTATCGTAACATTCCCGGGAGAAGGAACACTTCTTTATGGAGATAAAACAGCACAATCTAAACCATCTGCATTTGATAGAATCAATGTTCGTAGATTGTTTATTGTACTAGAGAAAGCAATTGCTACTGCAGCTAAGTACCAGTTGTTTGAATTTAATGATGAGTTTACAAGAGCTCAATTTAGAAATATGGTTGAACCGTTCTTGCGTGATGTCAAAGGTCGCCGTGGATTATATGATTTCCATGTAGTTTGTGATGAAACCAATAATACAGGTCAAGTAATTGATACTAACCAGTTTATTGCTGATATATACATCAAACCAGCACGTTCTATCAACTTCATGACTTTGAACTTCATAGCCACTCGTACTGGTGTTGAATTTTCAGAAATCATTGGTAAATAATAGGAGATAGAAATGGCAATATTAGGAGTTGATGACTTCAAATCAAAATTAATCGGTGGAGGAGCAAGAGGTTCTTTGTTCAAAGTAACACCGAATTTTCCGGGCTTTGCTCAAGGTGATTCAGAACTTGCATCATTTATGTGTAAGGGTGCTTCATTACCTGCATCTTCAATAGCTTCACTTCCTGTTAAGTTTAGAGGACGCGAAATTAAACTATCAGGTGAACGTACATTCGCACCATGGACTATTACTCTAATTAACGATGGGGGTTTACTAGTTAGATCAGCATTCGAAAGATGGATGAATGGTATTAATTCTCATGAAGGTAATGTTGGTATGACAAACACATCTGACTATATGGCAGATATGATTGTTGAACAACTTGATAAAGAAGGTACACCTGTAAAAACTTATACAGTTAAAGGTGCATGGCCTTCTGAGTTAGGTGAAGTAGCATTGTCTTATGACGATACTAATATCACTGAATCTTCTGTTACTCTTGAGTATCAGTACTGGACTTCGGATACTACAACGTAATATATAATGTATATAAATATAGTAGTGGAATCATGGTGGTTCCACTACTATTATTTTATTTAAGTACTAGGATGAGAAATGGCTGATTTATTTGGATTTGAAATAAAGAAAAAGAAGAAAAAGGATAATTTCGAAAAGGGACGCTCCTTCGTTCCACCTGCTGATCAAGGTGGTGGTGTCGTTACGGCTGGAGGTCATTTTTCGCAATATCTTGATCTGTCTGCAGAACAATTAGTTGATGATGCAGCACAAATAAGAAAATATAGGGAAATAGCAACAGTCCCTGAGTGTGACCAAGCTATTACTGATATTATATCAGAATCAATTGTTTCAGATACAGCAGATCCTGTTACAATTAATATGGATTCTTTAGAACAATCTGATAAGATTAAAAAGATCTTTAAAGAAGAATTTGATAATGTATTAAGTCTATTATCATTTAATCATTACGGACATGAGATGTTTCGTAAATGGTATATTGATGGTCGTATCTATTATCATACCATTATAGATGAGAAGAATCCTAAGAAAGGTATCTTAGAATTAAGACCTATTGAATCAACTCAAATCACTAAAGTAAAAGAACTTGAAGAAGAGATTGATCCAGAAACAGGAGCTAAAGTAGTAATAGGAGTTAATGATTATTATGTGTATACTGATGAGAATACACATTCATCGTCACAAGCATTAAAGATATCTAAAGATGCTATTATATTCTGCCCCTCTGGATTACTATCATATAAGAAAGATAGAGTTATAGGTTATCTTGATAAAGCAATTAAATCCGCTAATCAATTAAGAATGATGGAAGATGCTCTCTTGATATATCGTATCGCAAGAGCACCTGAACGTAGAATATTCTATATCGATGTAGGTAACTTAACTAAAGGTAAAGCAGAAGAATACTTACGCGGTATTATGAACAACTATCGCAACAAACTAGTATATGATGCTGAATCAGGTGAGTTAAAAGACGAACGTAAACATCTTTCTATGATGGAAGACTTTTGGTTACCTCGTAGAGAAGGTGGTCGTGGAACAGAGATATCAACATTACCTGGTGGTCAAAATCTAGGTGAGATTGAAGATATTATATACTTTCAAAAGAAACTATATAAATCATTAAATGTTCCGATAGGTAGACTAGAACCGGAAGCACAGTTCTCTTTAGGCAGATCAACAGAGATATCTAGAGATGAAGTTAAGTTTCAAAGATTCCTAGATCGTATTCGTTCTAAGTTCTCTGATGTATTCTTGCAAGCATTAAGAACTCAACTAATACTTAAAGGTATTATCACTAGAGAAGATTGGGATTCATTAGCTAATGATATCACAGTCGAATTTGCAGAAGATACTTATTTCTCAGAGTTAAAAGATGCTGAAATGATTAGAGAGCGTATTAATACTCTAAGAGAAGTTGATGAATATGTAGGCAAATACTACTCTGTTCAATATGTTCGTAAGAATATACTTGGTCAAACTGATGATGATATTAAAGAGATTGATAAACAAATAGCAGGTGAAGTAGAGGATGATGAAGACTTTGATATGGATGATAACTCAGAGAGTACTGATAAGCCTAAACCTAAAGAAGAAGAATAATTTAGAAAACCTAATTCGTATAAATATACTACAAACGGAAAAGATATTATGAATAATACAAATGATTTAATTGCAAGTATAACCTCTGGTGATAAATCAGCTGCCAGTGATATGTTTCAGACTATGATGAATGATAAGATAGCTGATACAATTAATACTAAAATGAGTGGAGTCGGAGCGTCAATGCTTAAACAGGTAGATGAACCGGTACCTTCAGAAACGGAGTCATAAAGAAACATGAAACTAATAACAGAATATATCCAAGAAGATTTATCATATTTCACCGAGGCTTCTAAGTCAGGTGAAAAGAATACCTTTATCGAAGGTATATTCATGCAAACAGAAGCCAAGAACCGTAATGGTCGTATGTATCCTAAAAAGATCATGGAAGGCGCTGTAAATAAATATGTAAAAGAACAAGTATCTAAAGGTCGTGCAGTAGGAGAATTAAATCATCCTAATGGACCAACGATTAATTTAGATAAGGTTTCACATCGCATCACTGATCTTAGATTTGAAGGAAATGATGTTGTTGGAAAAGCACTCGTACTAAACACTCCAATGGGTAAGATTGTAAAGGGTCTTATTGAAGGTGGTGTACAGTTAGGTGTATCAAGTCGTGGTATGGGAAGTATTGAGAATAAGAATTCTATGAGTGTTGTTAAAGATGATTTTCATCTAGCAACGATTGACATAGTTCAAGATCCATCAGCACATAACGCATTCGTTAATGGGATTATGGAAGGTGTTGATTGGGTATGGGACAATGGTATTCTTAAAGCTCAACAAATTGAAAAATATGAGACTGAAATAAGAAGAACAAAAACTAAGGATCTCCAAGAGATGCAAAGTAAATTGTTCCAAGATTTCCTCTCGAAACTTTAACAAAAGAGGTAATATTAATGTCTGAAGAAATGCAAGATAGCATCGCCGACATCAATGAAGAACAACTAGATACTATGAAGTTGGAGGACGTTGAAGTTAAAGATGAGGAAATTCTTGATGAAGCTAAGTCTAAAAAGGTAGAATATACCGATGAAGATGAAGACGAAGCAGAAGTCGAAGTCGAAGACGATGAGTCAGAAGTCGAAGATGAAGAAGTAAAAGAGAAAAAATCAGTTAAAAAAGAATCAAGTGTTGATTTCTCTGATGATTTAAATGCATTAGTTGAAGGTGAAGAATCTTTAGCTGAAGGATTTAAAGATAAAGCTGCTCTAATCTTTGAAGCTGCTATTTCATCTAAACTTAAAGTAGAAGTTGCTAAACTAGAAGAGTCTTACGAGTCTAAACTAGAAGAAGCTACTACTGAAGTTAAAGAGTCTTTGGTTGATAAAGTAGATTCATATCTATCATATGTTGCTGAGCAATGGGTTGAAGAAAACAAATTGCAAGTAGAATCTGGTTTAAGAACTGAAATCGCTGAATCTTTTATGTCATCTTTATATGACGTATTCGCTGAACACCATATCGATGTTCCAGAAGATAAAGTTAACCTAGTGGACGAACTTGCTGAGCAAGTTGAGAAACTATCGGGTCAACTTAATGAATCTGTTGACAAAGGTATTGAGTTATCAAAAACTATTAAGGAACACCAAAAAGTTGATGCTATCGCAGAAGCTACTATTGGTATGACTGAATTAGATATTGATAAACTTAAAGGTTTAGTAGAGTCTGTCGAATTTGAAGATATAGAATCTTTCACATCTAAACTCAAAACTATCAAAGAATCATATTTTAAAGTAAAATCAAGTAAACCAGAAGAAGAACTTCTAGTTTCTGATGATGCTAATAAATCAATGAGTCCATCTATGGCAGCCTATGTATCTGCTATAAACAATAACACAAAATTCTAATAATTGGAGATAAACAAAATGTTTGGTTCACAAAACTTAATGGAAAAATGGGGTCCAGTACTTGATGCTGAAGGTACTCCTGAAATTCAAGACAAAGCAAAAAAAGCAATTACTGCTGTAGTCTTAGAAAACACAGAAAAAGCACTAGCTGAAGAAAGAGGACAAACTGCGTTCTTATCAGAAGCTAATAATAACTCTACTACTTCTGGTGCTGTTGCAGATTGGGATCCTATCCTAATCAGTCTTGTTAGACGTGCAATGCCTAATATCATTGCATATGATATCGCTGGTGTTCAACCTATGACTGGTCCTACTGGTCTTATCTTTGCTATGAAAGCAAAATACAAAG